TTCTGAAACTGTTTGTTCTCCGTCTGCTTTTGCATAACAAAATTTTAATGTTAAATCATCATTAACTTTATAATCAAATTCACCATTTTCATCTGACTCTAGTTTAAAATTTATTGCAGAAATTTTTGATAGATCGGCTTCTCGTTCTAATGAATTTCCAGTTTTTGGATCTATCACTATTACTGGATACATTTTCCCATAACTAACTATTCTTGCATGTATAATTAATCCATCTTTGTCGACAGTTGCTATATCATTTATATTGATATCCGATATTATAAGTGCTTCTAACAGCTTATCTAAAACAATTCCTTCTTTTATATATGATGCATTTGTTAGTATATCTTCGTCATAAGCGGTCATATAACGCATTTCAATTTTGCCGGAACTTAATGGATTTGTTTTTGAATATACCTTTCCTCCTGAAGCTAATGTTACTACTTCAGTTGGTAAAGTACTTTTTTTTGTTTTGTCGTAATTTTGAGTTGCTAAGTTTATTAGATTTTCATTTGAATAACGATCTGTTAATTTTGTCATAACTTTCCTTTTTAAAACTTTATTATAAATATTAGTTACTTGAAAAATAGAGTGTAAATATAGTAGCAGTGCCTAATACTGCACCCCACCATGATGAAACTTGATTTTTTTCAGATCTAGATAATTGATAACCTGTTCTTTTTTCTAAACTCCATTTTTTATTAGCCTTAGGTTTTACATATGTAAATACAATTGATGGTACTGCAGTAAATACCAATGAAGAAAACTTTGGATTTCTAGTTAAACCTCTAGTATTGTAATATGTATAAAAATAAGAACTAAAAAATCCTATTGCAACTGGTATTCCTGGAGTATGATCTTGATATCCTTTTGTTCTACCCGTTACATAATCATTCATTTGTATTGTGGAAAATGGTTGTTTATTTTCTTTATATAATATTGATAGTTTGTTGTCTTTTTTATATCCAAATACAACTTCTGTTGGTATATCTTTTATAAAATTATTTTTATTATATAATATAATGTTATTATCAATAAATACTATCTTTCCAGTTAATGGCTCTTCTTCAAATCTAAAAATAGTATCTTGACAGAATATATTGCAAGTTAATAAAGTTAAAAATATAATAAATATACGATTCATATGTTACCTAGGTTTAAATGTAACAATATGATTGGAATGACTTATTTATAATAAATATTTTTAGAGCGTAAAAATGGGAGCCTAAACTCCCATTATTTTTATAATTTATTTTAAAATTCTAATACAGCGTAATCATATTTCAATGTTAACTCAATTTGAACTGATTCTTCTGTCGACCAATCCATTGATCCAAAGTTTGAATCTGCAATGAATGCTCCTTTCAACAACCATTCTTCAATAATTTCTCCGGTTGGTGAAAGTGAATTAAATCTAATATCTTTTTTGTATTGAGTACTATATCCATCTCTACCTGTTAAAGATTCGTGATGTAATCTTACCCACTCCATTACCGACTGTGCTCCTGATGGTACAATTGGATCATATAATGTGATCGAAATGTCTTGCCATCTAGTTTTACCTTTTAGCTTTCGCTCAACATTAATATGATCAAGAATAACTTCACCATTAGTTAAAGAAGGTCTAGCTGCTGCTTTTATAATATAAGTAGGAATATCTCCTATATACATAATAAATCTATTGGTATATTTAGGTTCCCAATCAAATGCACTATCAAATAGTTCATTTTGACCAATTCCGTCTAATTCTTGCTCTAATGCCATGTTTTATCCTATTTCTTTTATATAAATATTCATTCCTTAACTTTTATTCTGGGAATGAAGCACCAGTTGGTTGAATATTAAAGTCTAACACTATAAATTCTGCTGTTCTGGTTGGTTGTAAAAATATTTGTCCGTATAATATATTTTGATCTATTAAATCTGGTGTATTATTACTTGCATCCATTACAACTCTAAATGCATGAAGTCCTTGTTGTGATCTAACACTTTCCAAATACGGATTTTGCTATAGCTAAAAATCTATTTCTAGTTGCGGTTGTATTTTGTTCAAATACTAAAAATTTAGTTGACGAAGCAATAAATTTCTTAACAGTTATCAATAGTCTTCTAACATTAACTCTATCCAATGCAGATGGTCTAGATTGAAGAGTTTTTTGTCCCCATATACAAATTCCTTGATTTGGAAAATTTGCTATTGGATTAACTCTAGATTCATATAACTCATCTCTATTTGATTGAGTCAATTTTTCATATGTATTAATTACAGACGTTAAACTTCCTCTATTTAATCCTGCAGGTGCATACCATGGTGCTGCTACTGTATCGTTAAATGATAATGCTCCAGGTACTACTACAGATGGTGGAACAAACATTGGCTTATTCTTTCCTGGATCAACTATTCTCACCCATGGGAAATATGTTGCAGTGTAATTTGAATCAATTGAATTAACTTGATTAACAACGGTTGAAATTGAATCTGTTACAGCTCCTGCATCCATTATGTAAAATGTGTCTTGTCTATCTTCTGCTAATTGTCTAGCTTCTGCTGTTACACTTGAATGTAATCTGTCTATTAATCCAGGTGTAATTAACATGTTCATATCAAAGAAATCGGTATTTGATAGTGCTGCAAATGCTTTTCTATATGCTAATGTTCCAGTTGAGGTTGAAGTGCTACAATCAAATCCTAATGTATTTGAAGATTTAATATTAGTTCCAATCATTTTAGGTAAATTAGGTTTTGATCCATCAAATCCACCTTGGAATGGTACCATAAATTTTCTAGTATTAATTGATATTTCTGTTGCTAACCTACCAGCGTCTAATGATGTTCCTATAGATCCAGAATAGGCTCCTGCTATACTAGGAAAATTAGCTTCAGCTGCTTGTGATACATTTCCTAAGTAAAAATCAGTATTTGAACCTGTATTTGAACCTGATGTTGGTAATGGTGCTAAATAATTTAAGTTATTTAAATTTGTATAATCAAATCCAAAATAATTTTTTGAACTATATGAACTTCCTATTACTTGAGATGATATATATGATACTGCACCTAGGTTTAAATTACCTGCAGATCCCGATACATCTGGAATTGGAGAATTTGTTGCTCTAAAACCAAATGGTATCAAAGATGCGTCTATCGCTTTTGCTTTAACATTTTCAGTTACTTCGATTCTTATATATTTTGATAAGTTTGGATAATCACCATTATCATATATTTTACCGTCACTATCAATAGTTCTAAATTGATCGCCAATTCTTCTAACTATATAATTAGGAGAATCTGGATCTAAATTAAGATTGGTAAATTGTTCTACTATGTCTGGTGATTTGTCAGTGTCATCAGAATCAAAAGGTGAAGTAGGTAAATGTTGATTATTTACTCTTCTTACTTCTAATGTAAATGTTCCATATCCATTTGGATCTGATACTTCTGATGAAACTTTAATATCTCTTACTCCAACTTTAACATCAAAATTTTCTACGTTACCATGAGATAATGTATGAAATTTAAATAAGTCTATAGAAGACCCACCTGTTATTTGTTGTGATGTTATATACGGAGTAGATGCTGCTTGAAAATCTTGAAGAAATTGATACTTATCTACAATTGCTAAACTCATTGATATTTCACTACTTTGATTAAATAATGAAAATGCATTTTTGTTTTCGTATTGCACATAAACTGGATAATTTACTGATTTAGGATTATTTCCAAATATCTTTGTGATATAACTATTAGATGTTGAATCTAATGATGCAGAAATAAAGTCAGTAGTTAAATATGCCGAATATCCTGGTATTGATGAATCCGTCGCAAATGCTCCAGAAACTTTTAGTTTAAAAGATCCGGAATTTAAATTTTCAAATAATGACTCTTCAAATACATTTGAATCACCTGTAGTTGATACTGGTTGAGTTGGATGTAATAAATGAGTTACTTCTGAAACAGATCCTGATTCAGCTACAATAGCTAATACGCCATTTTGTAAATTATATCCATTTTCATACAATAATCTTGTTACTGTAATGGTACCTGCATTTTTTAAATATTCTTGTACTGTAAATGGTACATATGATTCATCAGTATATCCTCCAAATATTTCTTGGAATTCAGAAAATGATCCTATCTTTGTAGGAACTTGAGCTGGACCTTTTAATGTTGATCCTACTATTGATGCTCCAATTTCACTAACTCCTCGTTGTAAAAATGATTGATCTTTTTCTATTGTAAATACACCTGGCGATACTATTCTTTCGGCCATTAGTTGTCTCCTCTAATTATGTTTATTATAAATATGATTCATTAACGGAAAAACCTATGAAATTGAAGTGAATGTTCCGTCTTCAATATTTATTTGTCCGTCTCCATACTTTTCTTTAAGTGAATCCATTAATTTGATTTCAGATTCTCTTAATTCATTTAATGAAGAAAACATTTTTTCTTTTTGTAATTTAAGTTGTTCTAATTGTTGATTAATTGCATATTCATCAGTTGTTATTAAACCTAATGCATTTGTGTTTTCAGCATATTTTTGTCTTAATTCTACTATTGAATCAATATCTACTTGCTCTAGTTTTTTTGTTGTTTCTTTTTTTGCCATAATATAACTTTATTTTTATTTGTTTGTATTTATTTGTAAACTATAATAATTTATTATAATAAATTTTTTTATGAAATCCTAATTTTTACAAAACTTGCACTTCTATATAATCCGCCCAATGCAACGCCTCCAGCTGCAGCTGCACTATCATCTGCAAAATTTAAACTTTCTGAAACTGAGGTTAATACGATACCTGTATGTGATCCTGAAAATGATCCACTAAATACTCCATTGCCAGATAAAGCTAAACTAGCTGTGTTAGCTAATGTTGCAATTGATGATGAATCATTGAATAAAGAATGAGATGCAGTTACTGCATTTAATATTCCTGTTATTGCAGATCCATCTCCTGACATTGAAACAGCTGATAGTGTACTATCAAATTTTGCTGATCCAGTTACAACTAAAGATCCTGATATTGTTATATCATATGCTTCTTGTTTTGATAATGCATCAGTTATTTGTGATATATGAGCTGGAAGTATTCTACTTCCATTAGATATTCCAGTGCTTGATAATGTATTTGCCATTGTAGTTTCTTTGGTTTATTATAAATATAACCTAAACTCCAAATCTACCTCTTAATGCATTAAAATTACGTAAAACTTCGTTTGCTGATAAGGATCTATCATATATATGTAAAGGACCAATATCTCCTTTAAAATTATAAGAATTATTACTAGGCCATAAATTTCCCAAATGGAATTTAATATTAGGAACAGCACAAACATTTGAATCCGATGTAGCTGTATTATCTAAAACTCCATTTATATAATATGTGTAATTATTACCATTTCTTGAAAAAACTAAATAATTCCAAGTATCAGTTGATATGTTCTGAGTACTGGTAAAATTATTTAAAAAATATGCTCCGCCTCCACTGCTAGCACTCCTAGACAACCAACTATGAATTTTATTTGAAAAAACATATACTTGAAATGGATATCCATTCCCACAAATGGCATTATAATCGCTATACCCTGAGGCTATATTAAACCATATGGATAATGACCATTTATTAGTTTGAAATGCACTAAAATTAGTATTAGTAACTGCCTCATCATCAACACCGTCAAAGTTTATTACTCCCTGACCTTGAGAAGGATCAAATTGAGGTGATGGAGATGTACCATCGTCTTGTAATGAAGCAGATAATGAAGTATTTAAAGTATTAAACATATTAATACCAGTTTTAGGGTAACTTGCTCTATTAGCCGGGTCTATATTAAACACTAGCCCATTCTCAACAATATCAGTTTTAATTTCTCCTAATCTCATACTCCAAACCTCCCTCGTAATCCATTATAATTGTGTAAGACTTCATTTGTTGATAATACACGATTATAAATTCTTGCGCTAGCTATCCGACCGTTAAATCCATAAAACCCATTGTAATTGTGATAAAAT